TTGGATTGGGTCGGCCCTGTATAGACTGGCTGGTGGACATTCCGCAGCTGCCAAACCAAAAACTGGGTTTGCTCTGCAAAATTCCTGTTGAAGTTTGCATACACTGGCACTGGTGAAACAGTGGCAGCCAGTTGATTTTGAATCGCCTGGGCATAGTTAAGAATATTTTGTTGTGTGGTCATACTGATGTCACTGGATCGTTACGATAACAGACAAAAGTCACATTCATGCGATCATTCGACTCCAAAACATCCATAACCCGATAATCTTTATTTCTCCAATTGATGGAATATTGATATTGATTCAATGAAACCGCCAATGTGTTTGGAGTGAAATTCAAGATAAAACGAACTTGCTTGGTATAGGCTCGATCATCCTTGGATGCAATCATTGAGTCTCTGACATCTTGCACCAATGCCCGAGTCTGAAATGCCAATGTGATGGTCGTTGTCTGCTGGCCGATGGAATCAATTCCAGCAGTCACTGTATTCACATTGATATTCTCGTATCGAGCAATGGCCATTTATAGCACCAAGGGTTTATAGGGTCTGAGCAATGCAGCAGCTCCCATTGGAATCTGTTTCAAATTGGTCGATGTGGTATCCGACCGATTATTGTATAAATGAGTCAGAATCATCAATCCAGCCTGTTGAATCACTGGATATGCTGCGTATGGGCTGGAATTGGTTGTATATACCACTGTGATCGGATTGGTAATCTGTTGGTTGATTTCGCTGGGCATTCCACCACAAATCACTTTGTTTCCCGATGCGTCATAAAAATAATTGGTGGTGGGCAAAACATTAAAAGTCGGTGGTGAAGTGGTGTCCCAATAGCCCACCTGATTGATCACCACGCCTGGGCCATATGATGTGGCCTGGCTGATTTCTGGCAAATCCAATGACACCTGAGTGCCACTCATGCCATTCCATGCCCCATAATAGACTCGATATTGAGCTGGGAATATGCTCATCCCAAGAAAATCCTCGACCATCATTCTGGTGGCCAGCTCCAAGCCAGACAAATAATCATCTTGACTGGTATCACCAAACAAATTCAATTGATTGGTGATCTGAGTCAATGTCAGCCATGGAGTCGAAACGTCCCGATCGATTTGCTCGATCTTTTCATAGGAAAATGGATTCCTACTTGTTCCCAAATATGGGCCATTGACGTAGCTGTCGAGTGGCATTTTTGCCCCTTATGTTGAAAGTCTTACGCCAGCATATACGTCACGAATTGTGCTGCAAACACGCTTTTCAGCATACAACACCATTGAGCCTGGGGTTGTTTGATCAAACCACTGGAATGACATTTCTTCATTATCGGCAATGGTGACAAATAATTCCCATGCTCCCAAATAGATCGGCAGCTTACTCGATCCAATTTGATCCATGAATGGATTGGGAATCACTCGGTGGCCAAAAATATTGCCGACTGAATAGCCGTCTTTGTCACCAATCTCGAGAAATAGTGGCAAACCGCCTGAGTCTTTCAGCTCACGCAAATAAGCAATGGTGTTGGGGTGCATCATCCAGCAAGTGGATGGCATATTGTAGTATTGGGGTGGCAATGCAGCATTGAGTGCAGCAATGTCGTTATAAACGATTGCACCGCCAGTGGTGGATGCCACTGTCAGCACTGTATGGATGCCATTGGTGATGGCCGATCCATTTGATCCAAATGCAGCTGCTGATCCTGATGATGTGTAGTAATTCAACCCACGCAATCCCTGAGTGCCGCCATAAGTTGTGGTGGTCGATCCAGCTTGGTCATTGTTCAGCATCATTGACAATGCCTCTTGCTGGGAAAATTCCAAACCGACATCAGAAATGATGGTTTCATTGAGTGCATTAATGTCACTCAAAACTGCTGTCCTAACTGGTACCTGAGCAGAAACCACTCTCACTGGCAATTGCCAAAATGATGTGGCTGTATTGGGTGTTCCCACGTTGGGTGTGAATGTATAGCCCCATGGGTTTGTCGGATTGGTCACATTACCAGTTTTAACGACAAACGCCTCATCCGATCCAATCGTTTGGATCACTCTTGCGCCAGCTGCACGAATAGGATTGGCCAAACGCAATGATGCAAACGCATCATCATAAATAACACGACCACCGACATTACTTCCTGAGCCAGTGAGTGCCGATGCCTCTTTTAAATTAACAGTCACTCGTTTTTGCTTAACCAGTGATTTGTGGATGGCCTCAAGAATAATGTTGGTGCTCATAAATAATCCCAAAAAATTTTAATGATAAAAAGGTAGGGGAGCAATGCTCCCCCACACTTTTAGTTTGCAGCTGTCGCTGTTGAACGATAGGCAATAATACTCAATGGATCGACATTGGATGCTGCCAAACGCTTCTCACCGAAAAACGTAATGTAGCCAGGCAATGTCTGATCGTATCTGCGTAAAATCATATTCAAACGATCAACGATCGTGTGGCCACGTTGCCAGTCACCAAAATACATTGGGAACTTGTTCAATGTGCCAGCTGATGCTGTGGTTGTTTGTGATGGATTGTCCAAATACTTATTGACCACCACATCAAATCCAAGCATTGTGCCCACAATGCCGGTGCCTGGGCCATCGTTCAAAGGGTGCATACGCTCGAAAATTGGTGTTCCGTTGGAGTCTTTCAAGCCGCGTATTTGAGACAACATGAATGGATTGACCAAGAATTTTGCGCTTGGAGTCCAGTATTGTTGTGGCAATGCGTAGATGAAATTGACCACATCGGTATATGTCACATTGGCAGCACCGACAGTGTTGCTGTTGGTAGTCAATTGATCATAAACAGCCAGAGAATTCAATCCGTTGCTAGTTGCAATACCTGATGTGCCGAATGCGCCAGTGGTGATTGATCCACCAGCATATGTGCTGGCTGCACCAGCATTTGCATACTGATTTAAACCACGCAAACCTTGAGTGCCACCATATGTGTTGGGGCTGTCAGTCTGGTCATTGTTTTGGATCATGGATTGACCCTCGACCTGGCTGAATTCCATCAACATATCATCAACAACATTGGCCTCTAGACCATCGATGTCATCGAGTGCTGCGGTACGAATTGGAAATTGCACATTCAAGTCTTGCAAAACCAATTGCCAAATGTTGGTCGCTTCAGTTGTTGCTGAACCATTGTTTTGAATGGAATAGCCCCAAGTTGCACCAGCATTGCCGACTTTTGCTCTGAACTGATAAGTTGAACCTTCAGTGGTCACGTTTCTGGACAAACCACGCATGGGGTTAATCAAACGCAATGTGTGGAATACTGGATCATAAGCAGTCCGACCACCGACATTGTAGCCGCCACCAGTCAAAGATGAACTTTCACGCAAATATGCTTGGTACTGGTCATCAGACTCAAACAATTTCAATTCTTTTTCCATTTTGCCTTTTTTGGCAAAATGCTTGAGCTGCTCACGCACCATCTTATTCACATCGCCTTTGATGGTTTTCGCTGGCTTGATAATGGATGGAGCTGTGTTGATTTCAGAAATTTTGGCCTCGATGGCTGCCAATTTCTCTGTTGTTGCAACTGAAATTTCCTCGACCTTGGCCAGAGTTTGGGTTTTTACTTCCTCGATCTTGGCCAAATTTGATGCCTCAATGGCATCCACTTTTTCTAAAATTTTATCGACTGACATGATGTGTTCCTTGATTAAAGACGCTTGGATAATGCTTTCAACAATTCCCGATGCTCAAGAGCAATCAGAATTGAATCGGCCTCGTTGACCACCGCATCCGATTCGCTCGGTTTTGGGGTTTCCTGAATAGGTTCCTTGGCGGCATCACGCTGCTCAAGTATTTTCTTCAGTATTGAAGATGCAGTGGTCGCATCTTTTCTCGAAAACCCAGCATCACGCAGTGTTTTCTCGATCATCCTTGGATTCGCCTGGCCTTGGCCATCGAAATACTCAAGATTCATTACTTCCGCTTTGGGATTGTTTGGATACATAACGACAGACACCTCACGCAAACCGCCTTTGGTGATCTGGAAATAGGATTCATCGTCATCATCACATGGATTGCCATCGGCATCGACCATCTGGGCCTCATCGGCATATGCACCGACTGAAACCCCACCAAACATATTGGGTGATTCTTTTAAGACGTTGTAGAGGTCAGAGCCACCGACTGTGCTGAGATATAACTTGCCCTCGGCACACATTCCATCATCATCAAATTGGAATGAATCCCATTGGCCGACTGGCATTCCCATATCGTTGTGATTCAAAAACATTGGCAGTGGCTTGCCAGATTTTGCAAATTCATTGGCCCAGTCCATGAATCCCTCGGGCTGGTAATTGAATTTTCTGCCATCCTCGCCATCCCTTGGCCCCCAAGTGGTGACTTTGGCTGAAATTTTCCCACTAGGTGAGTTTTTTTGGTCTGCCTCTTTTTTTAGGCTGACTTTGGCCTCGCAAATTAGACTCAATGTTTGCTTCATTGATTACCCCATTATGTATCGACTGATTATTATCTTGTATTATCGGGGTTTTTTCGGTAATTTGTGGTAGTTTAACACTAGCCACTTTGATTTGTGAAGTCAAAACCCGAATTATTTTTTTTGTATTGTTCATTATTTGCCAGTATTAATGGCCGATTTTGGAGCTGTTGAGCCACCTCCACCACCAGTGTCTTGAGGTGATGATCCAGCAATTGGATCAATTTTTGCCACTGGTTTGCCAGAAATCGGCACATTTGTTTTGGAAATTCCAGCTGCATTCAATGCTGGCAATTCGTCCCCACCATCGACTTTGGCCATATTTAAATATTCTCTGGCCTCATTGGGTGTGAATATTCCAGCTGAAACGCCAGCTGTGACAAAATTCATTTGATCGAGTGCAGCACCTTTTAAAAAATCCTTGGTGTCGAATCTGAGACACAAATTAGGATATCCCCTGAATAATTGCTTGTTGAATTTTTGCTCGATGTTGATGATCATTGGATACATTGTCGTTTTGTAAAACTCATCCAATAGTGTCTGGGT